GGATCAATCTGAAACCTTTCTTAAGGGAAGAGCCACTAAATATAACAATATCTTGTCGTCGTTTGATCTGATGTCTTATATTACTGAGTTTAATAACACTAACTTGGAGGAGCAGTCAGCGGTACTTAGATTCTTGGAGAAGCATCTAAAATAACGCCATGCTAGGATATGCAGTTCTATAAAAATACCACTATTGACTTTATAGACATTCTTGCCTTTCCTGAAAGACCATTCAGAGCCAAGTTTATCCCATCTAAAATATGGGATGATTTAGACAAATACAAAAACGATCCAGTAGGTTTAGCCAACTACTTAAAGAAGTGGAAGACACGAGTAGAATGGAGATCTGAGCCATCAAAGTCTAAGACATTTAAAGAATTCGTAGCAATCGGTGGTGAGTACGATCCAGATAAACGACAGTCAACTCTCCACATCTATACAACTCATTTCAATACCCATAGGTTTACTACTAGGGCTTGGAATAAATTCAAATACCGTTTGATGCAGACCACCATGCATGAGTTGATACACTTTATGCAATTCGACCGAAGAGGTGATCAGTGGAGCAACTATGTTGTCCCTTTCAAGAAGGTAGGCAAAGAAAAGATCGATAAGGAAAGAAGATACCTTTCTGAGTTTGATGAGATCCAAGCGTATGCTCATTGCTGTTATATTGACTTGAGATCTAGAAGACCTAACATGGATATAGACTTCCTTCTAAATAATTGCAAACAAAGAAGAGATTCACAAACCCTACATTACTTCTTGAAGACATTTAACTATGACTTTAGAAACAATGTAGCGACAAAGAAGATAGTATCCCAGATTAGCAAATGGGATCGTAAATATAGCAGAGCTAAATAATCTCAGAACAACCAGTTTTGAGATGCTATGCTAACCTTTAAAAACCACCAAACACTAAACGAAATATCGTTACTTGGACTTTACCAATCTATCATTGGTAAGGTGAAAACCGCATTTGCCTCTCTGGGTTTCGGAAAGAAAGTGTCCATTAAAATCTCTATTCCTATCCATGAAAAAGTTGACCTGAAATCTCGTCTTGGATATTTCTCGGAGTATGCCACAGGTGCTGCTCTTGCTAAGATCATCGGTGATAATGGTGGTCGTTTAACACCACATTCTACTGAAGCATCTATGATGAAGGGTTATATTCAGAAGAAGCAAGAAGTCGAAGCACTTGGTGCAGAAAAGTCTGAAGTTGATCGTATGGCTTCTGCTGGATCCGCAATGGCTTCTCAGATTTGGAATGACATGATGGTTCATGGTGAAGACTTCAAGCTACTTACATTCGACATCCAGTTGACTGGCGACAGCGAGAAGGGTGTAAGCAAAGCTGACTTAGTTTTGAACATTACTAAAGACAATGAGAAAGTAGTTGTCGATAAAATTTGTGCTTCTCTTAAAGCATACAAGTCTTCAGCTATCAACCTTTCCAACTCTACATTCATCAGCTTGATCAAGACTCTGTTCTATGATGCAGATGCTAATCTTCCATCTCGTTCTGAAGAATTCATTATTCGTTTCACTAAGGACTATGGTTCAAAGGCTGACATGAACAAACTATACGGACATCAGAACATTATTGGCACTCTCCTGAAGACAGGTGTTGCTAAAGACGATGCTCGCAAAGAAGCGAAACTAACTCATGGAGAAGTTATTGCATTGATCGCTAAGATTTTCCATACTTACTATCCAGCACACAAGAAAGAAATTAATGAGCGTATGCTCAAGATGCTTGGCTTTGATGGTGAAGATGACTTCTATGCTGCAATTGGAGAAGCAGGTAAGCAGAAGGTAGTTTCTTCTCGCAAGAGTAAAGAACTACAAGCCATGTTAAAGAAACTCTCACAAGACTTTACACTAGAGGTTTCTCGAAATGGAACAACGAACAATGCTAACATTCTGTTCAAAGCACCTAATGGTGATATAATTACAAAAGCAAATATTACATTTGCTGATACTGGTGGCGCATCTCCTCAAGGAAAGACGAATGCGTTTGTGAATTTTAAAGATTTCATGGGGTAATAAAATGGCAGGTGCATCCGCTGAACGACAAGAGAATGGTTTCATCAAGAAGATAAATGATGCTATCGCCAAGAATGGTGGTAGTATTACAGTTGTTGCTGGAACAGTTAGAGTAAAAGATGTAGTCAAAGCAGCTAAGTTTACTGGTCGTCAGGCTGGTGGATCTGAACCATATACTGATGTTCAGTTGTTCCTCAAAAAGGGTAAGCCAATTAACATTTCAATGAAGGGTGAATCTGCTCCATCATTAGCTGGTGGTGGTCTCAAAGGACTTGAGTTGGCAGTTCCTGGAATTGCTGGTAAGTTTATGAAAGCAGCATGGACTGAATTGAAGACCAAGAAGAAACTAAAAGATGGAGATAAGGTTCCAGATGTTTACGGAAAAATCTCCAACGCAAACAAAATCAAAATCGTAGTAGGCAATGAAGCGATGGGTGGTCCAATCGACTACATGTATATTGGTCCAATGGATGTCATTGGAACATTGTCCAGTTCAAACACCATGATAACAATGAATGGTAAAATGTTTGAAGTTGAAGCATATGCTAAGAGCCACGATTTGTATTTCAGACTCAGAGCACGAAGGGAAGACCAAAGGTTTTTAGCTGAGGCTAAGGACTCTGCTGGCATCCCTAAAATCTATGGCAAGTCACCAAGCAGGGGTGACTCCGCTGGTCGTATCGTAGTCACCGATAGTGTGCCAACTACAGGTGTAATCGTGTCTATATAATCCCCTACTGTTAGTGGGGTTATCGCTTGTCTTTAATTGCAAACTGAGGTATAATAGGTTATAAAGAGAGAAAAAGAATGTTAAAATTAAAGGATTACTTGAAAGAAACCAAAAATACACACATGGAACACATCGAAGATTTAGTGTTCAATGCTGGTGTTGAGGGGACTCGTCAAGCAATTTTCTTTCTTCGTGACCTCCGTGATATGCTCGCTGGTCATACTTCTAGCAAAATTACCACAACAGTTAAGTGGGATGGTGCTCCAGCAGTATTCGCTGGTATTGATCCAAGAGATGGCAAATTCTTTGTGGCAAAGAAAGGTGTCTTCAACAAAGAGCCAAAAGTCTATAAGACTCCAGCTGAAGTTGATGCTGATACTGATGGAGATCTAGCAGAGAAATTAAAATTGTGCTTGGCTGAGTTTAAGAAACTTGGAATCACTAAGGGTGTCTATCAAGGTGACTTGATGTTTACCGATGGTGACCTTAAAACAGAAATGATTAATGGTGAGAAGTTTACTACCTTTCACCCAAACACTATCGTCTATGCTGTTCCATACGATAGCCCTTTAGCCAAAAAGATTCGTGCTGCTAAAATTGGTGTGGTGTGGCATACCACATACACTGGCAAGTCTTTCGAATTGATGACTGCTTCCTTTGGTAAGTCTATCGTACAAAACATGAAGAAGCCAGCATCTATCTGGATGGACGATGCTAACTATAAAGATTACTCTGGTGTTGCTACCTTCACAGCTGCAGAAACTGTATCATTGAATGGTGTTCTGACTGAGTTAGGAACTAAGTTTCAAGCAATGAATTCCACAACCCTAAATGCTATATCTAATAATGACGATCTTTTGGAATTAGTGAAGACATTTAATAATAGTAAGATCAGAGCGAATGAAACGATTACAGATATTGGTGCGCATGTCACTGGATTATTTAACTACATTTTTGACAAGTATCAGAAGAAAATCGATACCCTTAAAAGCGATAAGTCCAAAATCGAGTGGGATGCGAAGCGTAAAGAGATCCTTAAATTCTTCACCGACCACGACAAGAAAGAAATCCAAGGCATCTTCGAAGTGGCTAATCTCATCGCCAAAGCAAAGGCTATAATCATCGCTAAGATGAACCAAGCAGGACACATCCAGACCTTCCTTAAGACTGCAGATGGCTTTAAGGTTACTGGAGTTGAAGGTTTCGTTGCTATCGACCACCTAAAGGGTGGAGCAGTAAAGATTGTGGATAGAATGGAGTTTAGCAAGGCTAACTTCTCTCCCGAAATCATCAAAGGATGGCAAAGATAGAGTATTATAAATAATACAAGTACTACATTTATAGATGGATCACATGAAGAATTTTAAACAGTTAATAAAAGAACTACCCTCTAAGAAAGTCGTGTTTGCTTTTGGTCGCTTTCAGCCACCAACAATAGGTCACGAATTGCTTGTAAAAGCTGTCAAAAAGTTGGCTGGCAGTACTGCCGACCATGTCATCTATGCCTCTAAAACAGAGGACAAAAAAGATAATCCCCTACATGTAGATCGTAAAGTATACTTCCTTAAAAGGATGTTCCCAGATACGAATTTCGTAGCTGCAAATGCAGAAGTTAGAACATTCGTTGAAGCAATAAAACAATTAAACAAGAAGTATAAAAACCTTGTAATGGTTGCTGGTAGCGATCGAGTTCCAGAATATACAAAGATTCTAAACAAGTATAACGGAACAGATGAGTTTAACTTCGATACAATTGAAGTAGTTTCTGCTGGTGAACGAGATCCAGATAGTGATTCAGCTTCAGGAATGTCTGGCACTAAGATGCGTGATGCAGCTAAGGCTGGTGACTTTAAGAAATTTAAGACTGGTGTTCCTCATACACTTACTGATTTAGATGCTCGTCGTTTGATGAACGACATCCGCAAGGCTTATGCTCTTGCTCCGATTAAAGAATCTTTCGAGTTTGAAAGAACTAAACTCCGTGAGAAATATGTTGCTGGTAAAATCTTTAACATTGGCGACAAAGTAAAAGACGATAATGGTGTCTATGAAATCATGGATCGTGGCACTAACTATATTACTGTTGTCAATGAATCAGGTGAACTTACCAAAAAGTTTTTAGATAAAGTTAAAGCAGTTAAATCTGTAACAGAAGATATCCAAGGTGGATATGCCCCCGAAGAGATAACCTACAAAGGTTATACAACTCATAATTTACATCATGCTCCTGATGCTGCAAAAGCATTTCAAGAAACTATTGAGAGAGCAGGTGATAAAGATCCAGTTGCTGTGCTTAACGCATTAAAAGCAACTGATACTTACATGAAACTTAATGATATGCACTTGGAACAAGAAAAGGCTCCAGATGCTCAAGAAGTAAAAGAATGGATCGCTTCACATCTTAAAGCAAAAGATTGCTTAGAGAGAGTTGGAGAATTCATGCACCATATGGATTACTGGGATGATCATGGGCACGAGTTGCAAATGATGTTCCTAAATTATAAAGACACAGGTAAGGATGACGCATACGAATCCTTAGAACTAGAGGGCGACATGATTCAAGAACAATTAAAATTTGCTTCGGCAGATAAAATTAAAGTAGCTAGAATTATTGCTACTACATTCGGTGTTGAGAATGCCGACAAGGCATCCTCTCCAGAACAGATGGTCAACAATGGACTGCGTAAGATCCGTAATAAATCTTTCACACCAGACATGGCTAAAGTTATCAAGAACATGCTTGATACTGCTCGACTAGCAGGAATTGATTTTGATGAGAAACTTCTACCAGCTAAAGTTACTGCTGTTCAAGAAGATACAGTCAATAAAAAATCTAATTACAATGCAGCCAAAGATATTCTTCGTTACAAAGACTTTCAGAAATTAAAAGCAGTTCAGGAAGATAAAGATCCTTCTACTAAAAAAGATACTGAGAGTGATCATGATGAAGAAGGTGAACAGAAACCTAAACATACACATGGTGGTCATTTGATGGCTAGTCCATTAGAAGACAGTAATGTTCGTCGTCAAAGAATTCGTTATGCTATCGGTGAAGCCACTGATGCAGAAAAAGCTGCCAAAGAATCTGCCAAAGCATCACTAGGTGCTAAGCAAGCAAAAGAAAAAGAAACACTTGCTATGAAACAAGCCAAAGAAAGAGAAGCATTATCTCAAGAAAACTTTGAGCATAATTTTTCTGTTTTAGAAGAAGCAGCAAACTCAATCGATAAGGGTGAGTATGACTACGAAGGTCAAATGGCTCGTACTCAATTACAAACTATTTTGCGTAACTCAGAAGATCTAATCGACATGATTGATGATGAAGAGAATATGCCAGAGTGGGTTCAATCTAAGATTACACTGGCTCAAGATTACATCACAACTGTAAGAGATTATCTACAGTCAAAAGAAGAATTAGATGAACAACATCTAGTTCATGTTGATGATGGCAGTAACTATGGCGATAAACCTCATGATAAAGATGTTGAGCATGTAATGTCTGGTGCTAAGAAACATGGTGGAGAATTTGATGGTCACTCCGACAAAGGTGCATTCTTTAAGTTCAAATCTAAAAATGATGCTAAAAACTTTGCTGATCATGTGAAGAAAGCACCACATAAATCTGTTCATGCAGACCTTCACGAAAAGATCGAGCACATTGGTCCAGTAAATACTAATATGATCAATCATGCTGGTGATGAACCACATGACGAAGAATGGGAAGACGCTGGTATCTGTATGGAACATGGTAAGAAAGATTGTCATAGCTGTTCGGTAAAGAAAGAAGAAGTTGACCTATGGACTACAGCACAGTTTCCAACTAGCGATGTTTTAGATGACGAAGAAGATCAAGAACTAACTGATGCAGATATCGAAAAGATGATTGAACCAATCGATGAATTGGAAGACATCATTGACGAGTACGATGAAGATGAGTATCACTTTGAAGATGAAGAGACTGGTGAACAAGTTCCTGATGATGAATTGGAAGAAGAGAATCCAAAAGTAAACGAAGCTGCTTTATTAGAAGTTTTATCTCGTTCAGAAAG